CGTTTCCATCGTTCCGCAGACATTCAAGAAGTGGATCACCTTCTCTGACGAAGTTCTCGACATGGACGATGGTTCCTTCCTCGAGTATATCTATTCTGAAATCACATACCAGATCGTGAAGAAAGCGGCTGATGAGCTGATCGCAACAATCCTGGCTTGCGGTACCGTTTCCACAAACACGCCGACAACCAATGTTGCTGTTCCGAGTATTGCATCCACAACAATTTCTATGGCTCTTGTTGCTCAGGCTATTGCTCAGCTCTCCGATCAGGCTACAAACAACGTCATCGTTATGAACAAGCTGACTTATGCTAACTTCAAGGCTGTTCAGTATGCTAATGGTTATGCGGCCGATCCGTTCGAAGGTCTGCCGGTCAAGTTCTCCAGCAAGCTGACTTCTTTTGATGCCGCAACAACAGGTGTTCCGTTTATGATCGTTGGTGACTTTGGTAATGGCGCTCTGGCTAATATGCCGATTGGTGATTCCGTGAAGTTCACATATGATGACAAGTCTCTTGCTGAGAGAGACCTTGTTAAGCTGGTAGGCCGTGAGCCGATCGGTATCGGCGTAGTTGCTGAAAAGTCTTTCGTAACTGTTACGAAGTGATAATATTTTTGGGGGTACAACAACATGAAGATTTTGATTTGTGTTCCATCGATGGACCAGGTTGCCGCAGGGTTTGCACAGTCGTTAGCCACTTTGAATAAAGTCGGAGATTGCGCGATTTCATTTATTTGCGGATCATTAGTTTACGACTCAAGAAACAAGCTCGCGCGACAGGCTCTCAAGTGTGGGGCTGATTATACAGTATGGTTTGACTCGGACATGATATTCGAGCCAGACACATTAAAGAAACTGATTGAGCATCTCGAAAAAGATGATTGTGATATTATATCAGGTCTGTATTTCAGACGTGCTGTTCCGTTCACTCCTGTTCTTTTTAAAAAATTGGATTTGAACGGCAATCATTGTCAATGGTCTAATTATGATGATTATCCGAAAGACAGCTTATTTTCTGTCGAGGGTATCGGATTCGGTTGTTGTGCTGTCAAATCTGAGGTTCTTCTTGCAATGACTGTCAAATATAAAGACTTTTTCTCTCCGATCAATTCGGTCGGAGAGGACTTGTCTTTCTGCTGGCGAGCAAGAGAACTCGGTTATAAAATCTGTTGTGACTCATCAATCAAATGTGGCCATGTCGGTCATATGACAGTTACAGAGTCTTTGTTCCTGGCTAATGAGGAGGCGATGAAGCATGAAAGTCAGAATTAAAGTTCCGTTCTATGATGAGACGGGTATTCACAAGAAGGGTGATATTATCGATGTTGATGATTTTTCATCTGAGCTGATGGAACTTGTCGAAGCAAAGGCGGAAAAAAAGATGAAGATTGAGACGGCCGTCTTCAAAGCTGAGAAGAAGACGGCGATTCGCAAGAAAGGAGACTGACGATGTCTGTTTCACCAACGTTCCTTGCTAAAGTAAAACTAGCTCTCAGAAAAACAGATGATGACGGGTTTGATTCGGAAATTGTTGATCTCATCGATGAGGCCATCGCTGACCTGACATCCACGGCAAACATTAAACCATTCACTTCCGATAACGCTGATTCTTATCAGCGCGGAGCCGTGATTTGTTATGTCCAGTATAAATGGTACAAGGACGAAAAGTTCCTTGTCATGTACAATGACCATAAATCCAAAATGGCTGTTTCGTCTGTGTATTCTGATTATGAGGAGTGAAAATCATGGTACAGAAAATCAAGTTGATTGACCGTTCTTTGGATTCTGACAATATTCTAGTCGAGACATATACTGAGACGGCAAGAGAGATCATCGGAGACGTCACTTCTGTTTCTAAGAATGAATTCTTCCAAGCGGGCAGAAACGGTCTCAATCCTGAACTGAAAGTTGTTATTTATTCTTTCGAGTGGCACGGAGAAAAGATCGTCGAGGTCAAAGGTGCGAGATATTCCGTCTATCGAATCTATGAGATCACAGGGACAGACCGACTTGAGCTGTATCTTGAATCAAAGGGAGGGACGAAGGATGAATCAGAGTGAGATTTTGTCTATTCTCCAGGCGACTAACATTCCCGTTTTTTATGATCACGCGCCAGTCGGAACAAAACTTCCGTTCATAGCTGTTCATATAACTCAGCCGGACAATTTCGCGGCAGACAATAAAGTCTATGTCGAGAATTTCCATTTCAGGGTTGATATTTACACGGTCGGAAAGAATATCGATATCGAGAACGTCATCAAGAGTGCTTTGAATGAAGCCGAAATCTTTTGGACGAAGACGGAGCAATTCATTGATGATGATCAAACTTACGAGGTCGAATTCGAGTTCGATGCGCTAGGAGTTGATTGAGATGAATGATGTCAAGATTGATATTGCCGATGCTGACAAGATTTCAAAAACCGTCGATTCATTCTTGAAAGAGTTCGGTATAGATGTATCGAATGAAATTCAAGAGGCGGTTGATGAGGTCGGCAAAGAAGCTGTCAAAAAACTGAAAGCATCAAGTCCCCAAAATACGGATACATATGCTCGCGGTTGGAAGTATAAAAAGATGGCTTCGAAGAATGGTAATCATGAGTCCTTGGTTTATAATTCATCCGGTTGGCTTACACACTTACTCGAACACGGACATCCGATTGTGCGAAACGGGGTTGTTTGCGGGCGCGCGAAAGCATACCCGCATATTGAACCCGTCGAGAGTTGGGTTCAATCAGAATTCCCGAAAAGGGTTTCTGAAAAACTAAAAACAATAAAATAATAGGAGGTGCCACATGGCAAACAAAATTAAGTTCGGATTAAAGAACGTTCATTACGCCATTTTGACCGAGTCTGTTAATAGTACGACAGGCGAAATCACTTCATCTTATGGTGATGTCAAGTCATGGCCAGGCGCTGTGAATATTTCACTTGAGCCACAAGGATCAGACAATCCATTTTATGCAGATGACCGCGTGTATTATCGTGTTACGAAGAACAACGGTTATTCTGGTGACTTTGAGTCTGCACTCATTCCAGATGATGTTTATGAGTCTATTCTCAATATGGAACGTGATGATGATGATATTCTTGTTGAGTCTGCTACAAATTCGAATCAGAACAAGTATTTCGCGCTCTTGTTTGAAATCGACGGAGATGCGAAAGCACGTCGCTTCTGTTTTTACAAAGTCTCTCTTACAAGACCGACTATTGCAGGCGCGACAAAGGAAGAGGATGCAGAACCTCAGACCGAGACTGTCACATTGACTGCTGTTCCGAGAGCGGACGAGGATCAGTATATTCGCGCGGTTGCTGATGAAAGTACAGCTTCAACCACATATACAAATTGGTTTTCTGCTGTTCCTGTTCCGACATTCACGCCACCTGTTACGACGTGATTTTATTTATTCCTTAAGGTGGGAGGTCCGAAAGGGCCTCCCCATTTTTAATATTTACGAGGTGATATGATGATACGCACAATTGAAATCGGGGGAAAACAGATTGAATTCAAGGCGTCCGCGGCGACGTCCATTTTATATAAGAGAACTTTCGGAAATGATTTGACATCCGAGTTCTCGCAGTATGTGAAGAACTTCAAAGAAGTAAAGAAACTACAAGAAGAGTTTAAGGTTCTTGATGATGATACAGATGAGATCAAGGTTGAAAAATATCAGGCAATGTCTGAGAATCCGTTGATATCACAGTTGTCCTTGATGGCGATGGATTTATTCCCGAAGCTCGCTTATATCATGTGGCTCGAGGCGCATCTTGAGCAACAGGCTTTATTCAAGAAACTGAACGAGCTGGACTATATTACTTGGCTTTCTCAGTTTGAGTCGAGTGATTTGCAGTCGCATATTACCGATTTTATGAGCATGTGGAATGAGAATTCCCGTACATCGGTAAAACCAAAAAACTGAAAAAGCCGAACGTGAGAGAGTTCACGACCGCGCTATATCATTTGAGGGCGAAACAGCTCGGTTTCTCTCTGGATGAACTGTTCAATCTGAACTATGGCGAGTTGATGGACATGATCACGGAATCGGCTAATGATCACGCACAATACGATTATAAAGCAACACAAGCGGACATTGATGAGATGTTCGGTTAGGAGGTTTGTTCATGGCAGGCGGAAAGATAGTCGGAATCACTCTGGCGATTGAGGGGAATACATCAGGATTAACGAAATCATTGAAAGAAGTTAATTCATCTGTTTCGAAGACAACGAACGCGATGAAAGACCTTGACAAGGCGTTAAAACTTGATCCGTCAAACGTAGAACTTCTTGCACAGAAACAAGACTTGTTGACGTCTGCTATTTCCGATACGGAAAAAGAACTCGACATTTTAAAACAGGTCGCAGAGGATGCGGCAAAAGGACTCGAGGAAGGTACTGTCACAAAGGAACAATATGCCCAGCTTTCCGCTGAGATTGTCAAGACGGAACATTCTTTGAATGAACTCCAGGCAGAAGCGACGCAGACGGCCGAAGCGATGGAGAATGTTGGCGATCCAGAGACGACCGAACAGATTGACCAGCTCGGAGACCAATCCGAGCAGACTGGCGAACAGATGCAGGATTCGTCTGTCAAGATTGATTTATTTGGTTCGGCAATGGATGCGCTTTCAAATCCGATGGCCATCGCGACAGCCGGACTGACGGCTCTTTATGAGATCGCCAAGACAGGAATCGCGGTATTCGAGTCTATTGCCGATGCTGTTCTGGAAACCGCGGAAGCGATTGGAACGACTTTATATGAAGCCGCAAAAACTGGCGTTGAAACTATCAGCGATCTTGAGAAACAGCTTGCCGGATATACGAAAGAAGGCGGTCGATATGCCGACACCGTAAACACTATTGCGAAGAAAACTGGACTAACAACCAAGGAAGTCCAAGAATTACAATTCGCCGCGGAATTAGTCGATGTCAGCCTTGACACTATTTCCGGCTCGATGACGAAGAATCTGAAAGCGATGTCGACAGCCGCAAAAGCAACAGAGGATAAGACGAACGACACGGCCGAGGCTTACAAAAAACTTGGCGTTGATATTAAAGACGCAAACGGAAATCTCAGGAATTCGGCTGATGTGTTTTGGGATGTCATCGACGGATTGAGCCAAATGGAATCAGGTGCCGAACGCGATTTGTTAGCCATGACCTTGCTCGGAAAGTCGGCTAAGGAACTCAACCCATTGATTCTGGCTGGTTCGGACGGAATGAAGAAATTCGCACAGATGGCCGATGAAAGTGGGTACATTCTTGATCAGAAAGTACTCGATAGCTATCAGGCGTTCGATGATCAGTTGAGGTTGCTGGATAATGGACTCGTATCTTTGAAAAACGGATTCGGTCTTATATTCTTGCCACTTCTGACAGAACTCGCGACTGATGGTGTCAATTTACTTGGCCAGTTTTCAAAGGGTGTCGCAGAGGCTGACGGAGACATCGAGAAAATCGGATCGGTGATTCAAACCATCATTCCCCAAGCGATCAACTCAATTATGAAAAATCTTCCTAAATGGATCAGTATCACGAATGACTTAATTCAGACGATATTACAGTCGATTCTTGATAATTTACCTGAGATTCTTGATGGTCTTTTTTCTATTATTGAAACTATTGCCGATACACTTCTTTCTCCAGAAAGTATAGGTAAAATTACAGATGCGATCACACAAATCATCGAGATGTTTTTGAGATTTATCGATGAGCATGGTGAGGAGCTGATTGATATCGGAGTGACGATCATTGTATCGATCATAAATGGTCTTGCGACAGCTATCCCTCGACTGGCTCCGGCCATTGCAGATGCAATTACTACAATCATCGATGCATTGACGAAACCTGAGACATTGAATGCTTTTATCAATGCCGCAATATTGTTGATTCTTGCTCTGGCAAAAGGTATTGCGGATGCGATGCCTCAATTGATGGAAGAAATACCGAAATTAGTCGAAGCTATTTGCCAGGCTATTGAAATCCTGGCGCCATTGATTACGGAAGTCGGCACGATGTTATTCGAGGCACTTCTTGACTCTGGTACAATCTCAACCATTGTCGAGACATTGGCACCATTTTTGCTGGATATGATGATTATGATCGGAAAAGCGATTTTTGAATTGGCTCCAGAAATAGGTAGTGCTTTTGTGAAAATATTCCTTGATCTCGGTGCCGATGCTGTTGGTTGGGGTGCAGATATTATTGCTGGTTTGATATCTGGTATTGACTCGATGCTTGATAGCTTATGGTCAACTGTCAAAGATGTCGCTTCTGGAATCGCTGATTTCTTAGGATTCTCTGTACCGGACAAAGGCCCTCTTAAGGACTTTGATAAGTCTGGTCCTGACATGATCGATCTATTCGCAAAAGGTATTGAGTCCGAGTTGCCGACTCTTGAAGCGGCTTTGAATCTTGCGGCACAGACAATCGAAACAGGAATGACGCCGGACTATTCCGAGCAACTCTCAGGATTAAACAGAGGGTTGAATTCTTTGGCTGAGGCAGAAACAACAACATCTGTCTCCGTATTTATTGGTGATGAAAAGATTGAGAACACAGTCGTCAAAGCAACTCGGTCTGCTGATTATATAAGCGGGAGGCGATAATCTATGCTAGGAAGAAATTATCTCATTGCTGATGGTGAACGGTTACCAACACCGACATCTCCAATCAAAATCAAAAAGAAAAATCGTGAGAATGTTATTACGAGTGAAGCTGGGACGGATATTGTTGATATTATCCGTCTCCAGAAACGGACAGTCACTTGCGCTTTTCATGTGTCCTCGAGATGGAAAAAGAAACTCGAGGACTTAGCAGATGAATCGACTATCTTTTTGGGTATTGGATCAACTGAATTGCCATTTAAATGCAGACCGAGAATGACAAGCTGTGACTTGTTTGATGGTTCACATGTTGTTGATAATACCGATGGATTATGGACGATTTCAATGACTTTTGAGGAGGTATGACATGCTCATTGTCAATCAAAACATTGCCGAAGCTCTGGCATCAGATGTGAGAAAGACCAGATTGAGCGGCACTATTGATGATATCGCTTTTACGTCTGATGATATTCAAGCTGATACTTTCTCTTTAACGCTTCAATCATCCGATCCGACGGACTTCACCATTGGTGGAGTCTATGTCGGACAGCTAAAGTTCACTCTTATAAACCGTTCTATCATTGCCAATCTCCGTGGAGAATTGTACAACACGGAAATCAATCCGTTTTTTGATATTTTGGTCGATGATGAGTGGGAAAGTATTCCGCTTGGTACATTTTATATCATGGAAGCAGATCACTCTAGTGAAGGTGTAGTCATCACGGCTTATGATGGAATGAGTAAACTTGACAAGACTTTTGAGTCGATTTCCTTGACTGGTACATGGTTCGAGTTGATTTCGAGGATTGCAATCAATTGTAATGTTCAGCTTGGATTCAATGCGGCTTATGTTGCCGATCATTTTATCAATCAAGCGTTGATCTATGATCTTTACATTGAGAACGATTGTGCAACCTGTCGTGATCTTGTTTATTGGCTTGCACAGATTGTCGGTGGATTCGCGTATTTTACACGCGACAATAAACTCATGATAAAAGACTATGGATCATATGAGGATGATATCGATGAGACATTTTTCCCGTCTACGCGCTCAAGTGCGAAATTCTCGGACTTCTGCGTGAACTATCAGGAATTGACATTGACGCACATCGATGATGGCCTTGAATACTATCACAACACATATTCTCTCGAGCCAGGGCGAGTATACGAACTCGGAAAGAATCCGTTCCTTCAATTTGAATACGGATATCAGAATTATGCTTGTCAATCCTTGGTTGAAAAGCTGAGAACATATCAGTTTTATCCGATGCAACTAACGACTCATTGTGATCCTCGGTTCGAGCTGGGCGATCATATCTTGAATACAAGCATCAGGAACGGCGGCTCGGCGGTATCGGTCATTCAATATATCAATTTCCGATTCGGAAAAGGAATGACAATAAAAGGGTATGGAGCAAACGAGAAGATCGGAAGCTCTTCCGCGTCCGGCGGAGGTGGATCAGGAGGAACGGCCCCAGGTGCCGCGTCATCCATGATCTCCATTTCATACACGAACTCCGAGGCTTTGGATATCGGCTCTGATGAGTGGGTTGAGGTATCTAGGTATAAATTCGGCTCTGTTGCTGACAGTCATGTCATGATTAATCTCATGCTTCCGATTGAGTCCACACTAGACGGAGATATATCGATCAAGTTTAATATAAATGGCGATGACGGAGATGTCTTCACGGATCAGATTGATCGCGGTCACAATCTTGTGACTGTTGATCAGAACTATTTCTTTTCCAAGAATGATGTCGTTTTGCTTCGAGTCTATGCCAAGGCTCAGTATTTTGAAACAGATGACAGACGCCAGACGGCGCGGATTATCGCGATTGAAGATTATATCAACAACGGTGGCGAATTGCCCGATCCCGTAATCGATACGACGCCTCCGTCATTCAATATCGCTGAATATAAAATACGTTCTTACTTGTGGGGCCGTGGTATCACGGATATGGTCAATTTCGCTGGCATTTTGTTTGCTAGCGATGAAATGAATGTCGTTTTCCTTGGTGGAATGGCTGTCGCGCAATTTGATTCCGAGGAGTTCGATGTTGATCTTATCCAAGTCGCAGAGATTGAAGAGTCTGAGACTATGAATGAGGTCGGCATTGACGGTTTACTTGTGCCGTTGATGGGCAACGAAACCATCAATATCATTCTTGAACACATCGACGCTGTGACATACGTCGGTGAAACTCATGTCGGACAGGGGTGGTTGCTATGATTATCGGTTCAAGTTTAGGTATTTATAAGGCTTTACAGAATATGCGGACACTCGAGCTGGAAATATACAAAGACAAGGAATTAGTGTATCATGATTTCAGGGAAAGAATGCTGACTCCGGCTGAATTAAACGAAGAGATTTACTTTTATATAGGGAGGTTGAAAAATGGCTTACGTTAGTAAACAATGGAAAGACAGACTGGTCGAATATCCGAATCGCCGGACGATCACTCATGATGATCTGACTCAAGAGGTTGTATCTGTAAACAGAAATGAAGGTACCATCTACGAGGCAGGTGATGTTCTGGACAGCGTGAACATGAACAACCTCGAAAGTCGAATCGCGGCCGGATTCAACGAGAAGCAGAACACATTGACAGCCGGCTCGGGAATCACGATCGTTAATGATGTGATCTCAGCGACAGGCGGAGGCGGAGGAGGCGCAGTCATTGACGATACGACAACGGCTTTGGATAAGACGTGGAGTAGTAGCAAAATCAGTAGCGAGTTGAGCGGTAAACAGAACACACTTACGGCAGGATCAGGAATCAGCATTTCCAACGATGTTATTTCTGCGACTGGTGGCGGTGGCGCTTCTGCGCTTGATGACTTGACCGATGTTGATATCACTACGCCGTCAAATGGAGACGTATTGAAGTACAACGCCACGGCGCAAAAGTGGGAGAATGGCACAGGTGGCGGCGGAGGATCGCAAGAAGCGCCAAATCTTATTTTTGGCGGCGACGATCTCCGCGGCAAGTTTGTGCCGCCGAACTTTACTACGAGTATGCCGTTTGCGGCGTGGAACGGGTTTATTATCAACGAGAATTTGTATACTAATTTAGAAATTGGTTGTGTTCCTGGCTATTATATGACTTTTGATACGTCAAAAAACCATATCTTAAAAATGATTATCAAGGTCGGATCGCAAGGCGTTTTCTATCATGAAATAGAGCTTGTAGCCGGTCAGTTGCCACAAATACAAGTATCGTTTACTCTTGGCGGAGTGAATTTTACAATCTATCGACTAAATTTGTCTGCCGATAGTCTTTCTATACAATTGCTAAGGTCCGATACATCAACAGATAGTTTTTTACAAGCTATTTCGCTTCAAGAGGTGTCGCCGGCTATTCCTGATTTTCCTTTTAATAACGAGAACGCGCAAATGATGACGCTTTTATCAAAAAAGCTCGGATATACGGATTTGACAGGAACGCTGACGGCAGGGAATACGTCTCTGACTATCTCTGACGCTTCGATAACGACTAGCAGTACAATAGACGTATACACGGACATGTTCGGTATTAATCCGACAAACTTAGCCGTATCGACAGGAAGTGTGACGCTGACGTTTGCGGCGTTACAGGCTGACTTAGGAGTGAAAGTGAGGGTATCATGATGGCTTGGTATAAATGTAGTGGCGGCGGGACTGGAACGAACTTTGCAGACCTTATGGCACTAGCGGCGGCGGGATCGTCCTCGTCGCCTGTTATCTTTGACTTGACGGATGCAGAAATTCACACGCTTTCGACAAAGATTCCGCAATATATGTTCTATTACAACAGAAATGTCGGTCACATCAGTCTTGCAAACATCACGGACGTTGGAGCTTTCACTTTCTATAACGGTCGAAATATCAAATCAATCAATCTTCCGTTATGTACATCTGTCGGGGAGTCAGCTTTTGAGGCTATACACCAAGACGCTTCAACGGCTTTAACGTCAATCAATCTTCCGCTCTGTACGTCTATCGGAGCCGCGGCGTTTCGAAATATGCGAACGAATACGAGTGCGTCGAACAAACTTGTGGTCGATATTCATTCGGTCACATCTTTGGGACAGAATGCTTTCCGCTCAACGACAAGCGGAATGAACTGGTACATAGAGGAAATTGATATATCTAACGTGGTTACAATCGGCCAGTATGCTTTTGCTGGAAGTCAGAACACGTTAGTAACACTCAAGATCGGATCAGATTGCACATCTATTTCGGCGAATATGTTAAACGGAACATCTTGCACGAACTTGATCGTAAATCGGTCGACGCCGCCAGCGCTGACAACGACTCTCGGAACAGCGCCGACACACATCTATGTGCCTGACGATGCCGTGAATACGTATAAGGCCGCAAGTGTATGGAGTAACTACGCATCTATTATCGAAAAACTCTCGAACTACAATCCATAAGGAGGCAATAACGATGTTAATTAAACAATCAGACAAGATGTCACCGAGCGGCCTGGCCGATGCGCTCAGAGCTGGCGCCATGATCGAAGGAAAAGCCAAGATCATTCTCAAAGATGAACAGACGGGCAAGACAGAGATGATTGAACACAAGAATCTTGTGACCAATGCCGTGAATCGGATTTATGGCAAGAACTTTATGAGCAATGCCGATATCTCGACTTTACTCCCTCTTGAGAAGATGTTGAGCGGCATCCTGTGTTTCAAAGATGCGTTCACGAATCCTAGCGCAAACGATATCTATTGTCCTAACGAGGACGAAATTTCAATGACGGCGTGCGCCGGAGACGAAGCACATTCGACTTTGAATCCATACCGTGGAAACCCGAATGCTATTGCAAGCTCATCGAGTTTCAATTCT